TCTGCTTCAGACATTCCAACCTGTTTTCCGGCGCCAGCTAACCTTTGGCCCATCATTACGATATCTGCTTCAGTCGTTGCCATGTTGTTACCAAGATCAACGATCACAGATCCTAATCTATCAAAATCATTTTGGCTCATCTGCATTACATTCGCAAACTGAGCAAGGGAGGTCGCACCTTCTGTTGCGCTTAGGTTTGTTGTATTGCCCAAATCTAGCATTGCCTTTGTAAAGTCCATGATGCTATCGGTTTCTATGCCTAACTGACCAGCAACCTCAGCAACAGCTGCAATTTCATTTGCGGATGATGGAAGCTCTTTGGACATATCTCGGATAGCTTTTTCCAAATCAGCATAGCTAGTATTTGCTGTTTCATTGACAGTCTTCTTAACACCCGCAAATGCGGTCTCAAAATCTTTTGCGGCATTGAATGAATCAACGCCCATTTTCACAACGGCCGTTCCAATGACAGCGGTTGCCGCTAAGGTTGCTTTTCCCACAGCTGCAAATGTTTTTCCAACTGCCTTACTCACCTTACCGGTCGTGGTATTTACGTCACCCATCTTGTTGAAGAAGTCTTTTGTTTCTGCACCAACGGTGACAAATAATTTTGCTATCTCAGCACTTACTGCCATCTATTAATCCCCGCCTTTTCCACCAAACGCACGATTCATTGCCACAACCATCTGCAGCATTTCCTCGTTTGTTTGTTTTTTCCTTTGCTTCGGTCTAGGTATAAAATCCTCTTCCGAAAAGGCTTGCGGTCGTTTTTTCGGATTTCTATTTACATTTGCAATAATCGAACACAGTCTTGCTATTCTCCTGTCTGCTCGTTCTTCCCGAATCTTCCACCCATCATAAATCAATTTGAATTCTTCCGGAGTCTTTCTCATAAAATCCTCTGGCATCATTCCCATTATGCAGGCAAGTTTCTTTGTTTCTTCCAGGCGTTCCCGGAGAGGTCGATTATCTTCCTCTCCGTTTACACGTTTTTTTCGTCATCACTCTTTCCAAATGCAGAAGATTTTTGCAATGCTTCAAGAAACGTTTTTGTTAATGTCCCAAGGTCTCCGCCATCATCAATATGCTTTTGAATTAACATACCAGCTCGCTGAATGGTCAATCCTGGCTCTGCGTGTTTCAGCCCTGCCCAAACAATAAGACGAATGAAGTTGAATCCGAGATTATCTTGGTTAGAAAACAATGTAGCAATTGATGCTCCTCCTGCTTGTTCCAAATCTGCTAAAGCGTTGTAATCATACCGAATCACTCTGTTCTTTCCACCCAATTCAATAACCATCGGATTCAACTCCTCTCACCTTTTAACGTTTGTTCTTAGGCTGCTAATCTATGCAGATAAATCGTGTATGTCTTTGCAATCTTGTTTGTTGCCTTTGCAACAACCGTGCAAATCGTTGTACTACCAGCTGCTCCCAATGAAATCGCTCCAGAGGGCTGGCCTGTTCCAACAATAATACCATCAACGGTGATAACACCTGACGTTGCTCCTGTAGGAGTGACTGTAACATCTTCTTGATCTGCAGCAACCGTTGCTGTATAAGCATACGTGTCCCCTGCAAATGCAGGAACTAATGCTCCCGTTGTGACAACAAGTTCGGTCAAGTCATCTGTAAGACCAAGATCGAGAGATGGCTGTCCTGTTACTCTTAATTCTGCACTAAACGGAACTTGTCCATCTACAGGTGCAGAAGTGGAAGGCGCGCTTTTAACAAACGCCTGGAAGTTCCATTCACAAGCCATTGCGGCTGGAAATTTGATTGTGTAGTCAGAAACAACACCAGAAAGATAGTCTGCCATCAAAGCGGCTTGTCCAGGATCTCCTGGATAGAAGTTTCCCTCTAATCCAACAACACCTGTTCTACGAATTGACTGAATAACTTCCTCATACCCGCCAGGCGAGCAATGACTGGTAACATCAATCTCATCAGATGTTAAAGCAAGTCCATTGATGTTGGTTAATTCACAAATAGGAACATCACCCTTTAAAAGCTGTGTTCCAAATGCCCATGTTGCATGTGTCATACTAATTCCTCCTTATAGTTGATGAAAAAGTCTTGAATAATCCGATACGTTCCATCCAGTTCATCATCAAAGTCCCCAACTAATTGTGAACCAGGTAACTCACTTTCTATTGCCTCGATGACTGCGGCGGCCATCGTTTTTGCTTGATCATATGATCTTCCATAACACTCAACTTGATATCTTGGACGAGCAATCTTGCTATATCCGCAATGACTATAAACACGCCCCGCAGATATCTTTGAAAACGTTGCATAAGGAAAGGAAACATCTGTTGGAGCACGAACACCATACACTGTTAATCCAACACCTTCTAGAACTCCATTCAGCGTCGCTTCAATACTCACTGTGTTGCCTTTCTAATTGCTGCGTCAACCGCTGTTTCAAACAATCCTTGAATGTCACCTTTTCGTTGATCTAATGCAGGACGTAAAAACGGTTGTGGTTTTTGTCCAACGGTTCTTCTTCGACCTTTTGGTCCCTTCTTTCCTTTGTAGTCATAAAACCATGGTGTTTTTCTGCCATTCCCACCCTCTGCATAAATACCTGTTCCAAACTCAACATATGGCGAATATTCAATTGCGGTACCTATTCGAACAACA